ATAATATACGATATCACACTATACTTGGTTATTCAATGAGTTATGTCCAAATGGACCAATATAGGAAAATATATGTTCATCAAACTCGTGTTCGCGCGGCGACGGAATGTGATAAAATGCATTTTTGTCCTTCGCGATTTTCGACCTATTATGTAAAGTCCGGTAAGTTAGTCTAGGAGATACGATGGCTCTGCCAAAAGTTACTCACAAAAAGAAGTTGGATGTGCCTGTCCGCTCGGACAAGGTAAGGAGTCTCACTGCAAAGCAAGAGAAGTTTGCGATGATCTTTGCTTGCGAAGATGTCACCCAAACAGAGGCCGCCCTTCGTGCTGGATTCAGTGAGAACTCCGCTGCATCCATTGCTTCGCAAATGCTCAAGCTAAACCCTAGGGTCAATCAACGTATTGCAGAAATCAAACAAGAGCTTGGCGTCAAGTACGAAGTCACATTTGAAGGCCATGTCAGAAAACTAGCAGAGATCCGTGATGCTGCCCTCAGTGGTAACAATTTCGCTGCGGCTGTCGCTGCGGAAAAGTCTAGAGGCCAAGCAGCAGGATTGTACATAGATCGCAAAGAAATCTTGCACGGGCGCATTGACCAGATGAGCAAAGAGGAAGTCCTTAAAGAAATACAACAACTCCAAGAAGACTTCCCTGCTCTACAGGCGATTATGCAAGGTAATCTAGTGATCGAAGGTGAAGCGACACAAGAAGACTAAACAAGAGTTGCTCGGGGTTGGTGTCGTGGCGCACCATTGTAATGTACCAAGTAGGTACGCTCACTAACTCATAGAAAGGAGTTGCGACATGGATATACATTGTAGGTTTTGTGGAGAACCTTGGGAGCATGACACCCTACACGAGTTTGGCGATTACAAGAATCGCGCCAAGCTCTTTGCACGGCTAGGATGCAATGCCCTAATGGAAGACGGTAACAGGGACTACCCTTGTAACACAGGCGTAGTAGACCCCGACATGGCATGGCAGGCAGGTTTCCTGCAAGAGTGGTCTGACCATCCAGAAGAGTGGGTAGCAGATGGGCTGCTAGGGGATATGTCATGATTGAAGTATTTAACATAGCAAGTGACGACCAAGTGTCGTTTATGCCTGTGATGGGCACCCTGTGGGCAGTCGCGTACTGCTATTGCGAGCAGCATGACAAGTTGCATGAGCTGTTCGAGGAGGAGCGCTTAGGTCGGTTTATTGAATACGCTAAGACGCTACCAGTGACCGTAGGTGATAAATCGGTAGCCTGCGGTGACTGGGTTACTTTTGAAACACAACCACACCAATTGATGGAGGTGCTTTATGCGGATTGATGAATGGACAAAACGTCTTGGGCAGCAACACTGGAATATCGCGGGTAAGGGACAAACCCTGTGCGGTAAGCCGATGCTCGGCAATAACTACGCGAAACACATCGAAAACGAGGATAAAACCCCGTGTGAATCGTGTCAAGAGCAACTGCAAGCGGTAGTCGGCCACGGAGGGGCGGATGTCTAAACCTGAGTCCCAGTTATGGAGTAAGTTAAAACAGGGGACTAAAGCCTCGGGCGTGTTTTGGACACGCCTCGAGACTTGGGCTACTCCCGGAGTACCTGATGTTCACGGAGTGAAGGACGGTACTTCCTTTTGGATTGAACTAAAAGTCAGTCAGTTAAAAGTCTTAAGGAAAGTCGACCTGAGACCGCACCAAATCGCATGGCAGGTACAGTATTCAAATCAAGGGGGCAGTGTCTGGAACCTTGTTGGTCATCCTTCCTCCTCCTCCCTCAAATTATTTGGAGGAGAAAGAGCCATGGAGCTAGCTGAGGGAACGAAGGACCGTGAGGCGTTGACCCCGGATTGGGAAACGGGGAGGCCGTATGATTGGACCGCCCTCCTTGATTTTATTATCGCCCATGCGAGGAAGAAAGAGCATGAGCCGTGATGCGTGAGGCGTTGTGCGTGGTCAACTCTTCTTCTATCCTCGTTTGTCATCATCATTCATCTTCTATCCCGTCCCATTCTAAGAAGAAAGAGGATGATTGATGACGAACGATGGTGGGTGTGTACGAGGAGGATTGATGATGACGTCAATCTTGACCGATTAAGAAAGATGCAAAAAGACTGGCAATGATAACTAATGAGAGTATAGTGAATACCGTAACCAAGGGGTTATGTAGGACCAATCATTTCTCATAGAAAGGAGATAGGAAAATGGCTACATCAGCTAAGAAAGCAGTAAAGAAAGCACCAGTCGCGAAGGCCGAGGTAAAAGTGGCTGAGCTCTGTCTCACCGGTGAAGAGCTTTCATACGGTGACATCTGGAAGTTTGTCCAAGAGCATGCCGGTGGTAACGAGGCCAACGTGAAGATTGTTCCACTGGATAACGTGGATCTAAATAGCACGTCACCCGTACCGTTCGGTTATGGTGGTCGCGCTGGAGGCGTACGACAAACTATACAGGACTGGATGCTACGCGGTGTGGACGGTGACCGTAGTCTTAAGACTGCGCTCAATAAGGCCGCTCCGCTTGGGCACTCGCGCAAAAAGCCGGTCTGCCTCCACGCGCTCATGCACGGTGGCTACTCCCCGTCTAGCAAGTATTGGGGGACACCGTTTGTCAAACTGGTGGTTCAGGGTTAACCTGACCACTCCTTGAGTCGTACGTGTGTGATTAGGGAGCTTCGGCTCCCTCTTTTTTGACTTGCGAAAAAGATGAATATTGAGGACTTCCCATTCCCCTCCCATCCTCTCCCTTCCCTTTCCCGAGAAGAGGAGGATTGAGGATGACTTTTACTTATGTATACATATACATAAGTAATCAATATCTTTCTTTCTCTGGTGGGTTGTTTCATAAAAAGTCTAACGGCATACTGGCTTTGTAGTACCTAGTAAAAATCTTAAAACTCGTAGAAAGGAGATGATAATGTTAAATTTACCAGAAATCAACCAGCTCGGTTTGCGCAAATGGTTAGCAGATTTTGAGGGCGACGATCTTGATTCTAAGTTTTACACCACAACCCCGATCTGGTCTTTGTTACAGCCATACTTTTTTGATGACCAAAACTGGTACTGGTTAGACCTTGAGGAAGCGGCTTGTGTTGAATCTCCAGAAAAGTTTGACTCGGCTCGTATTCTTTTTGGTAATCTTAATTATAAGTTTGAGGAAGTCAGTGAGTTCAAAAGCACAGACTTTGACGTCTATCATACCTTGTCCCACTACAAAGATTCTAAGACTGAGGTCCTACAGCTTGCGTACAATGGGTGCAGTAGTCACGGACCTCTAGTTATGTATTTTATCAGGGAGGTCTAATAACTAAGGGGGCTTGTCCCCCTTTTTCCCATTCCCATTCCAGAGAAAAGAAGAGTATTGATGATTCCGGAGGACTTCCCCCCTACCTACCTATCAATATCTTTCTTTCTCTGGTGGGTTGTTTCACAAAAAGTCTGTTGGCATACTGGCTTTGCAGTACCTAATAGCAATCAACCCTATAGAAAGAGGACATTACTATGATCAAACCAAATCACATCTTTAAGTATTGGCGAGCCGATCAAATCGCGGAGTGCATGGACGGTGTTCCCGAGCATCTGTACCGCACACTCTGGAATGAAATCGTTCCAATGCAGGAAGAGCCTGATACATTTGAAGACGTCGGGCGCTTAGACCCAGACGGCGGTTCTTCTATAACTCTGTATTGGCATTTGTTGTCGGAGTCTGACCAAATCTTATTAAACGAGATAGCTAGCAAGGAACAAGACTAGCGACAGGACAGGGAGCTTCGGCTCCCTTTCTTTTCTCCCATTCCTAGAGAAACGAAGAATATTGATGATTCCGGAGAACTTCCCCCCTACCTATCAATATCTTTCTTTCTCGGGGGGGTTGTTTCACAAAAAGTCTATTGGCATACTGGCTTTGCAGTACCCAATAACAATCAAACCTATAGAAAGAGGATTGACATATGCGTAACAAGTTTAGTAGTGGTGACGTGGTGATGTGGAGAGACGGATGGGGTATAGAGGATCCTGTCCAAGCCACAATAATAAAGGACGGGGAGCCTCACAAAGGGGACATTGCTTATGATTTAGACAACGGTCACTGGGCATATGAGTATCAGCTTGAAAAAATCAGTGAGGGGTAGTTAAGGGGGCTTGTCCCCCTTTCTCCCATTCCCATTCCAGAGAAACGAAGAGTATTGATGATTCCGGAGAACTTCCCCCCTACCTATCACTATCAATCAATCTCGGTGTTATTATCAATCATCCTCTACAGAGTATTGTTGAACAAACAAGACTAGCTCACCCAGTGTCGGTTTGGCATACTACACTTGCACACCAACACTACATACGGAGAAAGGTATGAGACTGATAAACAACATTGGTATGGTCCTGTTCTTAACAGGGTTGATCGTTGCCTGTTCAGCAGCTGAAGCTCAAGAGTTGTTCTGGCTAGGCTTGATTGCAATGCAGGGTTGCCTACTCATGGTAGCCGGAGGGTTGATGGCGACATGGCGCTCCTAGGTATTTTCTTTGCACTGACGGCAGTCGCGTTACTGGTGGCTGCTGCCTTAAGATAAACCATTCCCATTCCCATTCCCATCTCAACAGAGGAGAAGTTAGAAGACCACAGACACTGACAGGTGGTGTCTGTATATGCTATAAAATCCTCTAAAATAAAGGGGTTACAATAAAGGCAAAAAACAGTATTATTTAACTGTGCCTAGCAGCACACACACACACACAACAAAAGGTATATAAAAATGGCTAAAGCAAAAACAGCAACAAAAAACACAACAGCAACAGCAGCAGCAGCAGTAAACGTGGCTACATTTACAGGCGGTAAGGAAATTACTTACGCGCAACTGTGGGCATGGGTTAATACAGCAGCAGGCGGCAACTTACACAATGTGCAAGTTGTGCCGCTGGCAAATGTACAGGCAGGCACTAGCAGCCCTGTGCCGTTTGGCTATAACGGCAAAGCAGGCGGTGTACGCCAAACCATACAGGATTGGTTACTGCAAGGGGTGG